CCATGTTATCTTCATCTAGTATTGTGTTTACAGTTGTGCCACCACCATTTAACTGTAAGTTATATATTTTTTGTGTAAGTGCTTGGGCTTCTGTTGTATCTGAAGCTGTCCATGTTGTATTGGCATTATCATAAATAAGAACAGCACCATTATTAGTTGCACCTGCTGTATTTTGGTCAATAGCTCTACCCATGATAGAACTAGGACCAGCAAGACCTTGTGTGCCTACAGTGGTAACAGTTATTCCACTTGTACTAGTAATTTCAATCTGATTAACTGTACTAACGCTTGTTACAGTTATGGAATCTACTGAACTCATGTTGTTATATTCCTTCTTATACTATAAGTACCTTCTATTAATCTTGTTACAACAGCAGCACCACTTGTGATCTCTATATCAAAAACACCATCATCAGGCTCTAAACCTGCTGTATCTGTTGCTGAGATTGATAATGTGACTGTACCTGCTGCACCATCAATGCTCATACGACCATTTGATGTGGTAAGTGAAAGTATTGTGTCTGTAGCTGTTGGGCTTTCTTTTAGTGACATTGCACCAGTAAAACCAATAAGACTTACTGCTGCTCCTGCTGAATCTTTAAGCGTGAGAGTCTGACCAAATGTTGCTCCCTGCTCTATAATAAAATGATGATATCCTGCACTCATAAAAACTTCCTATAAATTGCATGGTATCTACCATATAGCTTCTGCTTCGTTAATCATAACAAAGAATTTATTAAGATGCTTTCTTTGTTGTTTTCTTTTTAGTAGTTTTCTTTTTTGCAGTAGTTACCTTTGGAGCTTCTCCATCTTCCCATGCTTCGTTTACATCAGGAGTTGATGGGTCATCTGCTTGTAATTGACCTTTTTCGTTTCTTGCTCTTTTAACTTCTTTAACTTCTGCTTCAACATCTAGTGTTTCTTCAACAGAATCTACTTTAACTTCCATAGCCCAACCATTATTAATAAATGTGTCCATGACTGAATCTTGCCATGCACCTTGAGAATCAATGATCTCATTAGCTTTATAAAGTCTTACTTCAGTTCCTTTCTCATTACTTGATGCTGGTTTTGGAACTATTATTTTAAATTTTCTTGTCATTTTTATTTACCTAAAAAGGGGGGAAATGAATCCCCCCAAAGTTTGCTCAATTAAGCGTTATGGATAGTGTTTGACTTAGGAGCAACACGAGGTCTGCTCTTTACAATCACGCCACTAATAGGTGTTCCATTTGTATGAGTTCCAGTTTTAGCCAGTACCAATCTCAAATATCTTTTACCACCAACATAACCAATCTGCCAATCTCCACCTGCGGTATCAGGGTCTCCACCTGTAGTACCATCAAGTTTCAACCAAATTCCACCAGCAGCAATTGTTCCATTGATAACATCAGCTTGTACACAATCAGTGTATGTTGAGTCATCATCAGAATGCTCTAATGAAACTTCAAAGTAGACTGAACCTGAAAGAGTATCTCCTTCTGCTCCAACATCTACAATTGCAGTTGCTTCTTCAAAGCCTTTCAAATCTACTCCAGTGCCATTGGCAGCAGCAGTTTTTACAGCATTGATAATTGAATTACTTACGACAATATTATGTGTTAAATCTTGCATAATTTACCCCTTAAGTAGAACATTTAAGTTTAGAGATAGCTTCTGCTTGTACTATTTGACCACCCACTCTCTTTCTAGCAATGTATCTTACATTACCAGTAGTAGCTTGTGTGAATGGGTCTCTTAGAACAGCTAAGTTAACTCTGTCAACAATCATATAAGCCCTTCTGAAGTCACCAAATGCAACTGGGAAAGTGTTAGCACCTTCACTTGGCATATCTGTAGCTTCAACATAAGGCTGCCCAAGAATAGTGTTAGTAACACCACCCTGTAAAGACATTCCTGCTTGGAACACATACTGACCAGCAGTATCTTTAAGTTTTCTTATTTTAGCTAATGTAGTTCTGTTAAATACAAAAGTTCCATTTCTAGAATAATCAGACTTGATGTTGTGTACCAATGAGATAAGTCCATCAGCAGTAATTTCATCAGCATCACCTGAATTTACAGAACTAACACCTGAGTGGTCCATAAATCCATGTGGTTTGCCTACTGAATCACCAGTAACAAAAGCAGTACCTTCAGCTTTTGCAAATTGCTCTGCAAATTCTGATTGCATTTCTGCTTCTAAGTCAAATACTGTGTCTTCTAAGTCTTGCTCAGAGATATCCACTAATGCATACATTTCGTGTGCAGGGATTTCTTCAAGTCCTACTTGCCAACCAGTAGTTTCACTTCTTGTGCCACTTTCTGATACCCACTGTGCTGAAAACTGTCCATCCCTTTTAGGAACTTGTATGCTTCTTGCACCAGTAGAACGAACTCTAGCAATACTTCTGATAGGTGAGATTTCAGTAATTGTTTTTAACAATTCTCTCACATACTCAGGTGGTGCTAAATATCCGCCAGTTGAGTCATTACTGACTGTTAATGCTTTCTTCTCTACTGGGTCAAGACCTTCCAGTCCTTTTCTACAGTAAGTGTCAAATGCACCCATATATTCATCTACTTGCTTAGATTCAAAACCTGAGTTTGGTCGTGTTACGATTGTCTCTAGTTTCTCAATTTGGCTTTTGATGTTATCAGCGTTAAGTTCAGCAGTTGTTAGTTTTTGATTGATTTCTTCATAAGAATCCATCTTAGCTTCCATCTTAGCTAATTTCTCATCCACTAATGCTGTACTTTCGCCTTTTTCAATCTGCTCTAGTCTTTGGTCATTTACTTTTTTAAATTCTTCAAAAGTTTGACCTAAGTCTGTTATAGCATTTTTTATATCTTCCGACATAATAATCTCCTATTAAGATTTTAAGGTTAAAGTTAAGTTCTTTATGGCTTCTACCAATTCAACATTTGTATCAACATCACGTTGACCGAATGCATCAGTGACTGCTTTTGCAGCCATCTTTGCTTCTGAACGAGAAAGACTGAAAGCATCTCGCATTCCATTTTCCCACTCTCTAATAGAAATTTCTTCGCCTTTCACTGAACGAACAGTTGCCTGAGGGTTCATGGGAAAGGTTACTAACGAAACTTCCATCAAATCTACTTCTTTGATAATACGTTTGTTACCACGTTTATCGTATGAAACTTCTTTTGGGTTTACTCTAAAGCCTATTGATAGACCATCTAATGCACCCATTTTTAATAATTCGTATGCTTCAGCACCTGCTTGTGTTTTAAGAGCTAATCTACCCTTAACAACTAAACCATGTGCATCTTCTTTTATCTCATCAAATACACCTATAGGCATATCAGATTTATGTTGATATAAGAGTTTTACATTTTGTGGTTTTCTTCTTTTTAAAGATTTTGCAAATGCACCAGCTTCTATAACATCATTACCTAAGTCTTTATTTCCAAAAACAGAACCATAACCTTCAAATGTTCCATAGTTCTTATCTTCTTCATCATCATTGTAGGCTTTAATACTGGATTTGATCTCTATAGATTCTTTTTCTACTTCTTTAGAATCCATATCATCTTCAGTTTCTTCAGAATCAGGTTTGCTTTTACCAAACTCAATAATATAAGAGTCATCTGTTTCTTCAACTGCTCTTATGTGTTTTTCATCATTCTGAATAGAATCTTCTTTGTTTGAATCGTACTCGCTAGTACAGACAGCTAATCGTTGCTCGGAATCAGTATATTCACTCGCCATAGTGTCATCTCCCATACATCTTGTTATAAAATTACGCCTAGACTCATTTAGTTTTGGTTTGGGTATAGGCATTTATCTATATATAGTACATCAGGTACTATTCTAGCACAACATCTTGTTCATCTGAATAGATTGTGATGCATCTACAATTTATAACATTTCTAGCACCACCTTTAGAATCACCAGCATATTCCATTTGTGTACCACCAACAATAAAGTTTTCATTCATATCTACTTCTTGACCATTTGCAGATGAATGTGTTGACCTAGTTCGTGCATCATTTGTTGCAACCCATTTTTTTTTCATTTTTACACCAAGCTCAACTTCAACTGTTTTATGATATGCATGATTAGCATATGATGCTGCATTGTGTGTTTCTGTTCTTGCTATAAGTGCTGCTCTACTTCTACTTAATGGTAGAAATTTCTCTGATGTTTGTTTTGCTATTTGCTGTAAAGTTAGTCCATCTGCTCTTGCTGTTTCTATAAATGTTTTAATTTTTGTTGCCATACGCATAGATATGCCCAGCAATATAAGTTGTTTAGTTTTAAAGTAATTTTCTATTAGTGCTTCAAAATCATGAGACCTACCAAACACATCAATTTCATTTACAGCTTTTTTATCTTTATAATATCTATCTTCATTGTGTTTGTATATGACTCTAAAAACTCTGCGATAATGCGAGATCATTAATGGTACTAAATCTTCATTTAAAGACTGCACAGCAATATCTGGTTCATATATACCATATTCTTTATAAAGGTGTAGTTGAACACGAACAAACTTTCTAAATAGAGTATTAAGTCTTGTGTAAAATCTTTTTTCTAAATTGTTTCTTAATACAAGTTGTTGTCTTGCTTCGTTTCTTGCATTAATACGACCTTGTATAAATGTATTAAATCTTTTTTGATTTAGGTTCATTTGCTAGATAATGGGTGTCCTTTAGGAAATAAATCTGTGTCATGTTTACCACCTCTAAACTTACCTGATGATAATGCTCTTAAAAAGCTGTTAACTCTTGCATAAGCCCACTGGTCAGGACTGCTTACACTTGGTCTTACAGAAGATGGGTTTGTTCTATATGCACCAACACCTCTTCTAAAAACAGCTTCTAACATTCTTAATGTAGCTTTCTTTGTTGAACTGTTACCATGTTTTTCATTATGGTCATCTACTTTTTTCTTTAATGCTTCTTTAACCTTACCTGATAAAGCCTTTTCATCTTCTTTAACTTCTATATGATTTTGTAATGCAAACTCTTTATCTTCTTCTGTAATTATTTGTTGTCTTTTTTTTCTTGACCAAGAGAACCCAGCATCACCACCCCATAAAGCCCAAGCTATTCTTCCTGCACTTGGATAACCTTCTTCACCTTGACTGAAACCTTGTCCTTGTTTATCTACTTCATGCCTACTAAAAAAACTGTACATTCTTTTAATAGTTGATATAGATAAGTTTTCTTTTGCTACGATTGAATTTGCCCTTGCAACACCAACAGCAGTACCACCCCTGTTGTGTTCTTTACGCCATGCTAAACCACGTTTTGCTTCTGCAACCATGCTATCAGTAGGTACAGTATTAATATCTGATAATGCTTTTTCTTCTTGTAATAAAAATTCTATTT